CGTAAATTTAGAACTTGATCGTGCGTCATGCTTACATCGATTTAAGGATGTCTATGAAGCACTACACCAGGCGCCAAATAACTTAGATAACATATCCATTTGGAACCTTCGCGGTAAGTCATTACCTATGGACCAATTAGCACCTAAGCTAATCCGTAGAGCTGAAAAGAAAGGGTACAAGGCTATCATTATTGACCCTATCTATAAGGTAATTACAGGCGATGAAAACAGTGCTGACCAAATGGCTAATTTCTGCAATCAGTTCGACAAGGTATGTACCGAACTGAAATGTGCCGTCATTTATTGTCATCATCATTCAAAAGGGAACCAAACGGCTAAGCGTTCTATGGACCGCGCCTCTGGTTCTGGTGTATTTGCTCGTGACCCTGATGCATTAATTGATCTACTTGAACTAGAAGCAGATAACTTGGATGAAAGCAAATTAGCTGGCGCTCCGGTTGATGTTAGCCAATGTACTGCATGGAGAATGGAAGGTACGCTTCGAGAATTCCCTAGATTTAAACCTGTGGATTTATGGTTCGATTATCCAATTCACAGAGTTGATGAAGGTGGATTCTTATCTATGGCTGAGTTTGATTCGGCACAGGCTAAAGGAAATCACAACAGCGCTAAGAAACGAAATGCAATCAAGGAATCTCGTAAAGAAAAATTAGTTGATGCGTTTAATATTGCTGCTGCTGAAAGCAACTTTAGTGACAGAGCGGATATAAAACGTGTAGCCGAAATTATGAATGTTAGTGAAAGAACCGTAAGAAACTATTTAAAAGAAATGCCAATTTATAAAGTTGAATTAGGTGAACTTGTAGATAGAATAGAGGGTTAACAATAGGGAGGAAATTTGCTCTATATATATATAGTAAATTTCATAATTTTCCTTCGATGTAAGAGAAAAATTTCAAAGGGGTAAAAAGGGGACTAAAGTCTCCCCTTTCTACCCTCCTCCTTTAAAATTTCTCTTACCTTACATAACGATTTTTCTTTTCTTCCTTCGGAGGTTGTTATTTTGAATGTGAGGCTAGAAGGTGAATGAATGTTAGTTAAAGATGAAACAAAATATTGTTGGGTTGATGATGAAGTGGCTGGCGAACCACAAGACAGCATTGAAATGGCTATCGCAGATTATGTAGATAACGAATATGGCTATGGCGATTTTGATGCTTTAAGTCGAGAAGAATTATTGCAAACAACAATAGAAATAGGTCATCCATACCGATATGTACCTGAGGTAGATGGTGAGCGAGCGATTTGGAATGTGCTTGATTATGATCTAGATGATGAAATCGCAGAATATTCAGATAATTACATGAAAGATGTTAAAAACGAACACATGGACGAACTAAGTGAAGAACTAACAAAAGTATTCCAAGCATGGGAAAAGCGACATGGGTACGCTAACAAATCATGGGTAGTGCAAGAAACTAAAACCTATCTTATTAAAGATTACATTAAGGAGTGATTATATGAAAACTCCATGTAAGAATTGTGAGCTGCGTACAGTTGGCTGTCATGGTACATGTGTTAGCTACATAATGTACAAAGCTAGAATGGATAGACTACTTAAAGAACGTAACTTGCGATGTGATGTAGGCTCTTATATTGGTAACAACATTAAGCGTATTAGACATAGATTAAGGAAGTGTAATAAATATGGTTTGGGATCCAATTATATCGAGTGACTGGCACCATGAATTATGGGTAAGGTTGCGGATAGCCATGAAAGAAAATGGTAGCAAATGTACTGGGTGGTGTTGCATCCCTGGTAACCATGACTATTTGTATGAACGCAAACCTAAATCATTTAAAAATTTTAGGCCAGTAGTTGACTTACATATAGCGAATAGAAATTGGTTACCAATCTATACCCATTATGGTGAGCACGCCCCTATTGTTGAGGTTAATGCTTATCACATTAAAAGCTATGTAATTACTAATAGGGTGTTTATGGTTCCTAGTGAAGTATGGGAAGCTGAAGATAAAGCTAGGTATGAACGTTACCAGGCTATGAGAGGTGATAAGAATGGTAATTGAATTCTTTATTCCTCTTCGTAAAGTTCCCACAGGTACCCATCAACAAAAGAGGGTAACTGTTAAGAATGGTACACCAAGGTTCTATGAGTCATCTGACGTAAAGGCTATTAGAAAGTTATTTACTGAAGAACTAGCACCACATGCTCCTATGGATCCAATACAAGGACCTATTAGATTGGTTACCAAGTGGTGTTTTGGTAAGGCTAACTGTAAAAAGGCTCAATGGAAAACCACTAAGCCTGATACAGATAACCTTATTAAGTTATTTAAAGATTGTATGACTTCGCTCAACTATTGGAATGATGATGCCCAGGTGTGCAGTGAAGTTACTGAAAAGTACTGGAACCCAGTCACAGGGATATGGGTTCACATTGAAACGTTAGAAGAACTACAGTAAAAGGTTGAAGCTATGAATAAAAAACTTGTATATGTTGCTCACCCATTTGGTGGTAAGGAAAGCAACCGTAAAAAGATTGATGCAATTATGGGTGAGTTAGTACTGAATGATTTAACGCATGACTACGTGTCACCTATCCATAACTATGGCTATGTATATCTGACTGGTGATGATTACCAAAAGGGGTTAGATATTTGCTTAGGATTACTTAGCCATTGTGATGTGCTAGTACTTTGTGAAGGTTGGCACACAAGCCGTGGATGTAAAGGTGAATATGAATTTGCTCAAAAACATGGCAAGGCTATCTTCACATTAGAAGAATGGAAAGCCATGAACCATATTTAGAAAGGAGACTATAAGATGCCACTTGCAAGAAAGTGTATCCGGTGTGGACGTACATTCCTAGCCAAGAAAGATGAACAGTACTGCGCACAATGCGCTAAAGAAGAATTGATGGCTATCCTTAACAAGGATAAACCACCTACACCTGCTAAAGAGGAACCACCTAAAGAGGAAGTGAAGGAGAAAGTTATGACTAAATGTAAGAACTGTGGCAAGATGTTCGAGCAAACAGGTAAAGGTAGACCTGCGGTGAATTGTCCTACATGTAGAGACTTATTGAATAAACCAAAGAATAAGGTATCACCTAAAGATAATCAATCTGAAAAGGTTAATGATGTTGCTCCAGTTATTTCTAAAATGGAAACTACTGAGTCTTATATTAATTCTGAAAGTATTCAAGACTTATATGATTGTATTAAGGCTGCGAGCGTTAAAGATTCATGTGTTACCACTGATAAAAAGCATAACCCAATCTCTAATGTGATTGACCATCCTTCACATTATAACCGTGGCAAGATTGAAGTTATAGACTTCATTGAGGATCAACAACTACCCTATCATCTTGGTAATGTGGTCAAGTATGTTGCACGTGCCGGATACAAAGGCGATAAGCTAGAGGACCTTAAAAAAGCACGATGGTATTTAGATAGGTACATTAATGAGGTGATGAAATGAAACCACTATTTGGCGGATACGTCACATTAGATCGTCATGAATATATTATGGTATGTGATACATGGGACGAAGCATTAAAGGAGCTACATTGGATAGCTAAACAATGTAAACCATGTGAAGGTATGACTATTGTAGTAGGTCGTGCTGTACCATACCCTGGTCACATCAACGTAGATGAAGTTATTCAGAATGATATTAAGCGATGTCAAGATGAGTTAGACCAAGGTGATGAGGTGTACTACCTTCATGACAATATGGTAACACCTAGCCAAAAGGCTGAGTTACAAGTCTACTTAACCGATGTATACCGTGCGTGGATTAATCGATATAACCTAAACGATGCCGCGTATCAGTTAACTAATACCACAATGTATCGATATAGTGAAATCTTACAAGAGTGGCAAGAAGTATAGGAGGCCTATTATGGAAGATAAAACAGCACGTATTATAGTTGAGTCTAACGATAATGGCGAAACCTGTGACATTATCATTGAAAATGTAAGTCCTACATCTGCAATCTATATGGCTACTAAGTTAGTAACTGCAGTGGCTAAACAGTTTTCTAAATCAGAAGAGCACTTGCCTTTGTTGGTTAGCGCTATGATGCTAGCAGTTCATGACCAATGTAAGAATGCTACGATTAAGATTGAGTCTGACGAACAGGTTATCTCCCCAACACATTTATCGTAGGTATGCCTATGAGTAGATCGTCATGTACAGGGAGTGCACATCCTGGGGTTAGGAAGCTACAACGGTTACTGAATAGTCGTAGACGTATGAAGGACATTGAGTCACATCTGCAACGCCTGGAGGTGGAGGCACAAGACGAACGGTCAAATACACCAGAGCAACAGCTTAATCTGAATACCGCACAGCGTGACCTTAATAATGAATTCCGTACACTGTCTAAGGAACGATATGAGCTATGGACATTGATATGTAAGATACCTAATGACATTGAGCGTACATTCTTAGAGAACAGATACTACTTCGGAATGAGCATGAAGGAGGTCATCGAGGATATGAGCTATAGCGAAGCACAGATATATAATATCCAACGGAACGCAGTGAAAAGCTTTTGTCAAGTATTTTCTAAAAATAAATAAAGACAATATGCAATTAGAGGTAACACTTATGATAGGCTACAAGTGTGGAGCAGAGAATATCGGGGAAAGTTCTCTACTACCACACACTGTAGGGTACGTTCATAGTGAATACCTTTCTTGTACAACACCTCCACAGGGCAAGAAGTATCATTAGGGACTACGCACAACCACGTAGTCCCTTTTGCTTACTTCTCTAAAAGTTCGACCATTGACCTTTTGTCTTTTTATTTTGAGAATGAATGATAAAAGGTACTCCCTAGCGATAAAACCAGCGGTGGTCGGCTCCGCGCGATATTTGTCTCTGTGTAGGAGAATTTTAACGGTTGAAAGTCGATTGTCAAAGGACAGAAAGGAGAAGTCATGGCGACGAGTGAAAAACCACGTGTGAAATTTAATAACGCAGGCGATTTGCTAGTATCTAGTGCGCAATTGTGCGACCTTCTTCGAGTAACTCCTGAGATTATTTCGAGACACCACAAATCGGGCATGCCTAAAGCAGCAACTGGTTGGTGGAACCTCCGTGAAGTTCTCGTATATCTTGGCCAAGCTAAGGCAGATAAAACTAAAGACCAATCGGCAGCAACACGAAAGCTAATTGCTGAAGCTGACTATAAAGAGTCTCGAGCTGCTCGTGAAAAGAAATTACTCGACGTGTTAAACGGTGAGTACGTATCTCGTGCAGACGTAGCGAAAGAATGGTCTGCTCGTATCTTAGAATTAAAATCCTCTCTCATCAAACTCGGTAAACGAGTAGGGAGTGAGTTCACTGATCCAGAAGAACGAGCGACGGTGGAAAGGGTGGTGAGCGAAGTTGCCGAAGACTACCTCGAAAGTTACTCGCGCAAAGGCGAGTACACGCCGGAAGTCAAAACCGGTAAAAGCAGAGCCAAGAGTTAATTGGTTCCAGGAAGAGCTCGATGCTTTTAAACCACCGGAACGATACACCGTATCAGAATGGGCTGACAATTTCAGGGTATTAACAAATATATCCGCAGAACCAGGTAGGTGGAGAACGAATCGAACTCCATATCTAAAAGAGCCTATGGACAAATTTACAGACCCTCTGATTGAACAGATTGTACTGTGCTTTGGAGCGCAAATCGGTAAAACTGAAGCAGAGCTCAACATGATAGGGTATGCGTTAGACCAAACACAATCACCAGTTATGATGGTATACCCAACAGACACTATTGCTAAATTTGCTAGTGATAAGCGAGTGCAACCGATGATTAAATCGGTTAAATCTATTAGTGATAATTTTGACGAGAATAGTAAATTGCTTGAATTGGATTTCAACAACGGTAATTATATGGTACTGGTTGGGGCGAACTCACCAAGTAGTTTATCAAGCCGGTCAATCAAGTATCTATTCTTTGACGAAATAGACAAATACCCCGCCTTTTCAGGTAAGGAAGCAGATCCAATAAAACTTGCAAAGGAACGTACTAAAACGTTCGTGGACAAGAAAATAGTAATGGTATCCACGCCTACTGTTGAGTCGGGTAATATTTGGCAGGCGCTCATGAATGCAAATGAGCGCAGGCAGTATTACGTGCCATGTCCACATTGCGGAGTGTCGCAGACCCTCAAGTTTAAGCAGATAAAATGGCCAGACGAACACAACGATAATGCGGACATGATACGTGATACAGCGTATTACGAATGTGAACATTGCGGCGGACACATCCACGATAAGCACAAAATGGAAATGTTAAGACATGGAACATGGGAAGCGGTCAATGCGTCGCAAAGCAAAGTCCGCTCAATTTCGTATCACTTATCGTCGATATATTCGCCGTGGGTCACGTTCGGAGACGTTGCGTACGAGTTTAAGACTTCCAAAGGTACACCTGCCTCGTTAATGAACTTCATTAATTCTTGGTTAGCGGAACCTTGGCGAAGTGCTAAAACTAAGAGTACACAGAATATGCAATTTACGGAATCTACGTATCCGTGCGGTATCGTTCCAGATAAAGCAGTATTACTTATTGCTTCCGTAGACGTACAGCTTGACCACTTCTGGTGGGAAGTAAGGGCCTATGCCCCAGGTGTTAAGTCTTATCTGATTGATTACGGGCAGGCAAGCACTTGGGACGATTTAGAGGAAATCATTATTCATCGAGAGTATCCATCGGAGTATGGCGAACCTCGTCAAATAATGAAAGCAGGCATTGACTCCGGCTTTAGAACAGATGAAGTATATCAGTTCTGTTCAAGATTCCCGGAAGTATGTATCCCTCTTAAAGGCTCGTCAAATCATACTACGATGACAGCACCATACACAATGACATCATTAGAGAAGGGTGTTGTAGGTGGATTAAAGCTATACGTATTGAATACAGATTATTGGAAAGACTTCATATTCGCGAGAATGGTAAGACCAATAAACGAAGATGGTACGATCCATTTATACAAAGATTGTCCGCAAGAGTACTCAGACCATCTAAGGTCAGAGGAAAAGCAGGAACATCGAAATGTAAAAACAGGGGCGGTAACAGTCCAGTGGAAACCACTCACGAGCCATCCTGTTAACCATTTACTTGATACATGTACTTACAACGCCGCAGTAGCAGATATTGCCGGCGTTAAATATTTAATGGAGCCAGAACCTTATGAGGAATCCGAAGAAGTCCAAACATACGAGGACTACAGCGGAGGCATAGGGAATACTGGCCATTGGTTTAGATAGGAGGTGAACCATGAGCGATGTAAATGAACAACTTGAACGTGTGCGCCAAGTCATCGAGGATATCGAAACTAAAGGGTATTCCGAGTTACAGATTGGTGGTAAACGATTTAAGACTATTGACTTACCTGTACTTTACGCGCGAGAACAAACGCTAATGCAACGAGTGCATGAAGAGTCCAATGGATATCAAGCTGATGCATTCGTGACATGGGGTGGACGATGAACATTATTGATAAAGTAATCGGATGGATAAGTCCACAACGTGCGTATGAACGCCAAGCTTACCGCGATGCGTTACGTCAATATGATGCGGCATCTATGGATAGGCTAAACAGTGATTGGCAACCGGCGTATGGGACCGCGGAACAACTTGCAACAGGTTCACGCGATATCATACGTGGTCGAGCAAGAGCTGCCGAGATGAACAGTGACTTAGCAGAAGCTGCAGTAATTGCACTGCTACGAAATGTAATCGGCGCAGGGATTGTGCCACAAGCTAAAGTGCGCAATCGCAATGGTAAATTAAACAACGATCTTAATAAGAAAATCGAGAAAGCATGGGCTAAATGGGCGGAACCTGAAAACGCTGACATTAGGGGCATTTCTAATTTCTATGAACTACAAGAAATGGCTCTAAGACGTATGGTGTACGACGGTGAGATTTTAGTCAATAAAACTTCACAAGGCTCGTACTTACCGTTATCCATTCAGTTGATAGAGGCTGAAAATATTGGCGCAGTAAGTATCACAAACGGCAAGAATAATATTATCAATGGCGTAGAAGTTACCGAACATGGTAGACCAGTAGCGTACCACATAAGCCAAACAGACCCAATGGGGCTACGTTCTTTTGATACGGTTCGGTTAACAACAGACCAAGCCTTTTTGTTATTCAAGCCTAAGCGTCCATCTCAGATTAGGGGCATAAGCTTATTGGCGTTAGTATTGCGTAGGATTCACGATATCGACGAGTACATGGATGCTGATTTAATTGCTGCACGAGTTGCAGCGTGCTTCAGTGTTTTTGTAACCTCTCAAAATTCTGCAAGACAAACGTCCATGCTACCAAGAGATAGCAAAGGCAGACCTAATATCACAATGGCACCAGGCATGGTTAGACACCTAAGCCCTGGTGAGTCCATTGAGTTTGCAGACCCTAAGCGTAACGCTGGTACTGCAAGCGAATATTCAGCAACTCAGACTAGACGCGTAGCGTCCGGTCTTGGTATGAGCGCTGACATCGTAGCGCGTAATATATCTGGGAATTTCTCAGCTGCAAGGCAAAACTTGTTAGAGGACCAAAAGACATTCCGTCAAGTGCAGAAATTTGTAATCACACACTTCTGTATGCCGATTTGGAAAGCCTTTATTGACGCTCTTTACTTAGCAGGTGAATTACCTTCTGACTACTTAGCGAACAAGGACAAGTACCAAGAGGTAGCTTGGCTGGCTCCAGGGTGGTCATGGATTGATCCTGTTAAGGAAGTTAACGCTAATAAAGAGGCTATTAAATCCGGTCTTACAACTTTAGAGGATGTGTGCGCATCATCTGGACGTGATTGGGAAGAAGTTCTTGAACAACGGAAACTCGAACAGGACAGAGCCAAGGAGCTTGGGGTATTACTAGATTATTCCAGTGAGTTGCAACCGCTAACGATGGGCGATGATGACACTACACAGGAAGGAGCTGATGGCTAGTAATGAGTGAACATCAAAAGCGTAGTGTTCTTGGTAATTATTGCCGAGAAACTACTATTGACCACGTCGATACCGATAGTCGGACAGTAGAATTATCATTCTCATCCGAAACGCCATATGGCCGTTGGTTCGGCGATGAAATCCTTTGCCACGATGAAGAGTGCATCAACCTTGAGCGCTTTAACAATGGCTTGGGCACGGTATTGTTTAATCATGATCGTGATGCGGTCGTAGGTCATGTCGAGAAGGTATGGCTAGAAGATAACCGCGGTAAAGCGTTAGCACGCTTTGACACAGATGAACAATCCGAAACTATATTCCAAAAGGTACAGTCCGGTACGCTACAAGGTGTAAGCGTAGGCTATGCAATCTACCGATATGAGGTATTGGAAGATGAAGATACCAAATCTACTAACGGTCGATTTAATGGTCCGGCTTATGTAGTAACGGATTGGGAACCTTTAGAAATCAGTATTGTATCTGTTCCGGCTGACCCTACTGTTGGCGTGGGACGTAGTGCTGAAGAAATTCATACAAGTATTGACACACAGGAGGATAACACACGTATGGATCCAAAAGAAATTTTAAACAATGAAGAAGTAAAATCTACAGAGCCAGTTGAAACTGGTATCACACAAGCAGACCTTCAAAAAGCTATGGAGCAAGAGCGTAAACGTACTTCCGAAATTACTGCATTGTTCCGTGACTTCGATGTAGAAGGTGCTGACGAAGCAATCGTAATGGGCGTATCCGTTGACGAAGCTCGTGCAATGGTAATGGACCAATTACGCGCACGCAATAAAGGCGTGTCCGTAACAATGGGCGAAGCTGAAAGCGATAAGTTCCGCGCAGCTGCACAAGATGCAGTATTGATGGCAGCAGGTATCCCTGTAGCAGATGCTGCACCAGGTGCACAAGAATTACGTGGTCACTCTATGGTTGAGTTGGCACGTGAAGCACTTCAACGCGAAGGCTTAAAAGCTAACTTTGGCGATAACATGGAATTGGCTCGTCAAGCTATTAACTCTACATCTACATTCCCTGCTATCATGGCTAACCTCGCTAACAAATCTGTAATGGTAGGCTTCAATGAAGCTGAAACTACTTACCAAATCTGGGCGGGTAAAGGCTCTAACCGTGATTTCAAAGAAGCTGCACGCGTAGCATTGTCTGAAGCAGGTAACCTTGAATTAGTTCCTGAAGGTGGCCAATTCCAACAAGACTTCTTAGGCGAAGCATCCGCTCGTACTAAAGTGGCTACTTATGGTAAATTGTTCAGTTTAACTCGTCAAGCAATCATCAATGATGACTTGGGCTTGTTCTCCAAAATCGCTACTAAATACGGTTCCGCTGCGAAACGTTTGGTAAACAAAATGGTGTATGCGCAATTAACTGGTAACGTTAAAATGCAAGATAATATTGCATTGTTCGATACAAAACATGGTAACGTTGCAGGTACAGGTGAAGCATTATCCGTTAAAGCAATCGCTAAAGCAATTACTGCTATGCGCCGCCAAAAAGGTATTACTGGTGATGCTACTCTTAACATCACTCCTAAATACTTGGTAGTTCCTCCAGAACTCGAAATGACTGCATACCAAATCGTTAACTCTACTGCTGCAGTAGACGGTGTAAACTCCGGTGTAGTTAACCCTTACAAAGGTCGCTTCGTAGTTGTAGCAGATGCTGAATTAACTGATCCAGATGCATGGTACTTAGTAGCTGACGCATCTCAACATGACACTATTGAAGTAACTTACTTGAATGGCGTTGAAACTCCACGCCTTGAAACTCGCCAAGGCTTCGACGTTGATGGCATCGAATACAAAGTAGCATTCGACTGTGGCGTAAGTGCTCTTGACTTCCGTGGTGTATTCAAAAACGCAGGTAAATAATTAGGGGGGGTAAATACATATGGCAAAATTCGTATACGAAACAGATAGAATAAGCTTCGTGGCAACAGCTGATGTAAAAGCTGGTGACATTGTAGAAGCAGGCGTACTTCACGGTGTAGCAGTAACAGATATTAAGAAAGATGAAATGGGTGCGTTAAAAGTAACTGGCGTATTCAAAGTAGACGCTAATAAATCTGATACATACGCTGTAGGTGACGCAGTAAACTTCGCTTCTGGTAAAGCTGCTAAAACTGGTGGTAAACCATTAGGTATCGCAGTAGAACCTAAGACTGCAACTCAAGATACTGTTACAGTAATGTTGAAAAACTAATTATTGTATTTTTAATGAAATGCGGTCCACACGGGCCGCATTCACTCTACGAGGTATAACATATGCTGACCTATGATGAAAGCGCCTTACTCGATGTATTTGGCGAAAAAATAACATATGAAGGTAAGCAGATAAAGGCTAGTGTAGAAATCGGAGAGTACGATGGCAAGGGTTCTGGGTTCGTAACTGGCCTAGCTGATAAAGCTAAGGTATGGGTTAGAACTAAGGACGTGCCACTACCTAAGACTAAAGATGTAATCTACATCAATGGTAAGAAGTGGTATGTGGATCATATCTCTGATAGCGACGCTAAAATGCACTGTCTTGAAATTGTGGCCAACGTTAGGACGGTAAGACCATGAGTAATTCACCAATTACCATTACTGACACTGCTACACCGTATCTTGAGTTTATAGCTAAGACTAAACCGGACTGGACAAGGAAAGCTATGAAGTCAGTCGGTTGGATGATGCAGAAGGAAATTAAGGCGGGTATTAAATCCGGCTCACCTGGCGGCCACAAATATGCTAACTTCATGCCACCTACAATGAGGGCTCAATTTGAGGCAGCGTTTGGCGCTAAAGTAAGGCGTGCCTATCAAGATGGCGGTAAGGCTGATAAGGAAGGTTGGGGGCTTAAATCCCGAGCTCAACTTATAGCCGGTGGCGTAAAGGAGACTACAGTTGGTTATACACCTCTCGGTAAGATGTATCGAGCTGTTGGGTACCAATACGACGCCAGGTCGCAATCGGTAAAAGTAGGGTGGTTATCATCGTCTGCTAAACGATTAGGCGAACAGATTGAGCGTGGTTATACAAAACAAATCACAGAGCCTATGCGTAGGACATTATTTGCCGGTGGCTTTCAACTTGCTAAGGGTAAAACATCATTTAGGATTAAACCTCGTAAAACGTTTGGTCCGATGAAAACAGCCTTACAGCCTAAGTTGGTACCTTACCTGGAGTCTAAAATCGGTGAATATGCACTAGGTAAAAGCACTCAGTTCGCATCTAGTAGACGAGCATATAAAGTGAGGTAGCAATGCAAACTATTCCACTAGCGGTCATTGCTAATAGATGGGCGGAAGCGGTTAAGGATAATCAGAAGATTACCGATTACTGCATGAGACACTTCGGAAAGGACTTAACTATTTACATCGGTTACGATGATGCCGATGCACCTCTTGAGGAGGATTGCCCGTGCGTGATCATCATGATGGATAACAAGTCCGAGGGTTTGGCAAGTTCATACTCTTACACCTTACAACTCGTATGGGGCGTAGTAAGGAATGAGGCAGAACGTGAAGGGCGTATAGTGAAATACACAGGAGTGTTCGAGTGTGACGAACTTGGCCAATTACTCATCGAATGTATCATGGCAGTTAACCCTAACTATCCTGTCATTAACATTGACTATGAAACAGATAATATCTCGTGGCGTCCGGTATATCCGGGTAAAGCCACACTCACTATAGAAATACCGCATGTAATTGGCGGTAATGTTGAATATTAGGAGGATAAACATGGCAGTAGCTAAACGTGCACAAGGTGCACAATCTTCTCTTACAATGGCCTTTGAAACTGACTTCGGTACTACACCATCTACCGGTGGCGTGGTAATGCCTATTATCAGTTCTTCTTTAAAGGCAAGCCAAAACTTGAATGACTCCTCTGTTATTCGAGGCACACGTAATCCGGCGGCACCTAGTCGCGGTAATATAGATACATCTGGTAGCATCGTTCCACCAGTTGATGTATTGGGCTTTGGCTATTGGTTAAAGCTAGGCTTTGGCGCTCCAACTACAACAGCACAAGGCTCCGGTAAGAAACACGTATTTAAAATTGGTCCAGATATGCCATCTGCTACATTCGAGCAAGGCTATAAAGATATCAGTACTTACCAACAATTCAGTGGCGTACGTATGAATAAGATGTCTTTAAACTTCGGTGGTGACTCTGAATTAACTGCATCTATCGATGTAATGGGTTGTAAAGAAACTATGGCGGCGGTGCCCTTCGATACTGCACCTAAGTCTATCACCTTTACTCCATTCGAAAACCTCGAAGCCACCATAAAAGAAGGTGGCGTTACGGTAGCGAATGTATTGTCCATGAGCCTTGACATTGACTTCGGTTTGGATGGTGACTCTTATGCTATCGGTGGTAAAGGCTTCCGCACTTACATCGATACAGGTATTATCGGCGTATCCGGTACTATTAAAGCCTTCTTCCAAAACATGGACCTTTTGAATAAAGCCGTAAATGGTACTGAGTCTAGCTTGGAATTAACCCTTACTAAAGGTACTAATTCCTTGACTATCAAATTGCCTGAATTGATTTACGAACGTAACTCTCCTGGTATCGATGGTCCTAAAGGCGTAAATATTGAACTTCCATTCAAAGCCTATTATGGCGATGATGCCGGTCAATCTGCAGTAGTATTTGAATTGGTTAATAGCCAAACATCTTACTAATCTAACTCATTAGGAGGTAACTATGAATATTCAAGGTAAAGAATTAAAACCAAGAGCCCTTACATGGACTGAACGTGATGCATTAATCAAAGCCGGTCTAGACTTCGTGTATTGTCCAGTAGATGTTGATGATCAAGTCGCATCTATTGTACGTAGTCGTGACATTATGCGTTTCATCTTAACTGAGGTGTACGAGCTCACAGACGAACAACTCAATACTGTAAGTGATAAGGACGCAATGAACTTCGCCGGTGAAGTCATTACATTAACTTACCAACTACAAGAAGAAACAGAAAAAAACTAGAAGAGGCGTGGAGGTGGATGTCCTCGGATAGGCCGAAGTACTGCAAGGGATGTAAGGAATTACAGACCGCTACAAAGCAGTCCTTCGACTGCTCCGAGTGTGACTTTAACCCACCACGCCTATTATTCGGTTCAAAACAGGCTTTGCGTTTGTATAACCTATCACGTAGTCAAAGAAATTACCACTCTGGCGGACTAGCCGGGTTCGACTATCCGGCTATACGTACAGTGGCTGAGATTAATAACATTAATCTAAATCCGATGTTATTTAGTCTTATGTGGATATTGGAGGGATTAGAAATGGAGGCGATGAATAAGGATGTCGAATAACGTAGTAGATATCGTAGTGCAACTGACCGATAAGAATGCAAAAGCCGGTTTAGAGAAAATCGCCGCTACCTCTAAGGGAACAGTTGCAGAGCTTTCAAAGTTAAAGAATGAATTATTTGCCATAGGTGCAGGCGCGGGTATTGCTGGTCTTGGTTCAAAACTCGCAAAAGAGGCACTAGCTTGGAACTTATCAGTAAAGAAGATGCAATCCTTAACGGGGGCCACTGCTGAGCAAGCAAGTACATTTCTATCTGTTGCAAACTATATGGGTGTAGCTACTGACGTTAGTACTGTAGCGTTCGCTAAATTTGCGAAGGCTGTATCTAACGCCCAGGATAAAATGCAAGTTGCATCCGCAGAAGGGAAACTAGCGACTGATATGTTTAGCCGGCTAGGTGTTAGCATTGATCAGATTGAGGGTAAGAATACCCTTGAAGTGTTCAAAATCATTCAAGACCGATTAAGGAACATGAAGGACGGTGCTGAAAAGACACGAGTTGAGATGGAGTTATTCGGTAAAACCGGATACCAACTTCACGGAATGCTGAATATGTCAGCAGATGCCATGAAGCAAGTCGAGGACCGGGCACGTGCTATGGGCCTTGTTATTGACGATGAAGCGGCTAAGAAATCGGCGCAATTTAATCGTCAGTTGAAAGACATGGAACAGACCGGCAAACGATTGGCTATTATGATTGGCCAAGAACTTTTACCGGTGGTTATGGAATATGCACAAGGTGCAATCGATTTAACTAAGTCTTATAGTAATCTAGCTACAGAACAAAAGGAAGCTATCTCAGGCCTTATTAAATTCGGCTTAGAAGCTAGTATAGCAATCACAGGAATTCAATCCGTTACAAGTGCATTGAAGTTCATGCGATTAGCTACTATAGCGGCCGCAGGACCTTGGCTTACATTAGCAACCGTAGCAGGCCTCGCAGCTAAGAGCATATATTCGGCGGTATATGCATCTAAGACCGCAGGTACAGACCTAGGTGTTGATGTTAATGGTCTTAGAGCCCATAAGAACTTAAACGCACCTGGCACGAGCTCCGCTTACATGGCTAACCATGATGGGCGGTATTGGGTTGAGGATAGTTCACTCTTTGGACTTATCAAGAACGATCGCTTAGCAACGAAAGAAGAGGGCGCTCAAATTGACGCTGCTATTAAGGCTAAGGAAGCGGCAGACGCTGCGAAGAAGAAAGCCGAAGAGGAGCAAGAGCGACTTCAAAAAGAAATTGACGATGCTAAGAATGGTCTTACCAATAATGATGTACTTAATAAGTTAAGTGGTGGCCTCGAGGATGGAGCCAAGGCACAAGAGAAGGCGGCAAAAGAACAAGCACAAGCGGCTGAAAAAATGTCGCAAGCAGCTGACCGATTAACCGACTTAATTAAATCCTTAACACTCCAATCCTTAGAGATTGACGGTAGTCAATATGAAATTGACAAAGCACAAGCTAGAAATCAATTCGACTCTAACACTAAAAATATACTCAGCATCTTACAAAGTGCTGCCGGAATAAGTAGCTCAGGTAGTGCCTCTGGAGTACTCGATGCGGCCAATGCGCAACTTGGTAAAGCTTACGTATTAGGCGCAGATGGTGATTGGGCTACAGACTGTGGCAAGTTATTTGCGGATAGCGTAAAGGCTACGTTTGGGAAAGACGTTCCTAGATATGTCCCATCTATTATGGACGCAGCGGCAGAAGCCGGAGCATGGCACCCAGAAGGCGATGGATATATTCCTAAAGCCGGCGATGGTGTAGTCGTACTTGGCGATAACCATATCGTTATTGCTGACGGTAATGGCGGGTATACAGGCGCTAACTCTAGTACAGGGGTGGTTGCTAAGCAGTCTATCACAGGTGACTTTGGAGCGATTACAGGGTATGTAGATACGTCTAAACTTGCCGGTATATCTGGAGGTAGTACTTATTCACAAGCTAACGCGCAAGCATTGGCAAGTTCTAACCTAGTAGCAGAAGCTAAGGCTAAGAACGAGGAAGTATATCAAAAGAAACTCGAAGAAGCTGACCGTAATCAAAAAATCCGTGTACGTAAGATGAACGAGGAAATCTCAAAACTTGACCTTGAACGCACAGGCGATCGCTTGCAATTACTCAAGGCGGAAGCTGAAGCACAAAAGGCACAAATCGATGATAACGTTCGTGAGTACACAAAAGCAGTAGGCGATAAGACATTAGCTGAAAAGAGAGCTAATGCCGAGAAGCTAAAGATTACTGCTGATACGGAACAGAAAATCAGAGAGTTAGCATATACGCAACTCAACGAGGATTCTGAACGTCAATCTAACTTAGTAAGGCTTGGACGGATATCCCAATCGGATGCAGACCAAGTACTTAATGAACAGTTACGAGCATACATCGAATTCGCTCAACGAGAACTCAATGAAGCTCAGCTAAGCGCTACTCAGCGTTTGCAAGTAGAAAAGAACCTCGTTGAAGCTCAGCAAAAGCTATGGGAAATGGCCGGACGTAACATACGTACTAGCCTACAAGAAGGTGCTAGACAGTACAACTTACAGGTAGTGAACTATGGTGACCTAGCGAAGTCTACTTTTGATAGTACGATGAGCAGTATTAACTCTTCCTTTACTAGTCACTTAGAAGGTATCGCTACTGGTGCTGAGTCATTCGGTAAGGGGCTTAAAAATATCTTCAAGGATATTACAAATAGCATTATTAAAATGCTTGTAAATCTATCCTTCCAACAGTATGTACAGCCTAAACTACAAAGCCTATTTGGTGGAGTGGTAAGCGGTATCGGTGCTATTGGCGCAGGTCGTGGCGGTGTATCTTCGTTTGCAAGTGGCGGTTCTTTCAGCTCCGCATTTACAGGTAATAGCTTTGGTAAGTTTGCAAGCGGTGGTATTGCTCCTGCAGGTATGACATTAGTTGGTGAGAATGGTCCAGAGCTCTTACAGTTCAACTCTTCTCATCGCATTTACAATGCAAGCCAAACACGTAAGATGATTGGCGGTGAAGGAGCTAGTAAAGTAACGGTTAACATCATCAACCAATCTGGCCAACAACTAGATAGCCAACAACAAGAAACTAAGTTTGATGGCGAACAAATGATAGTTGATGTAGTAGTATCTAGTCTTATGACAAACAAAGGAGGTATGCGTGATGCCATTAAGGCAGCCGCAGTATAGGGTATGTTAGAATTTCCGAATATTCGATGGCCAATATACCCCATCGATGAAAATACACCTGATGTGACTCGTAAGGTTCAGGTAGAAAATATGACGATGTTAACTCATCGTAAGACTACGAAAGCGTTACGATCATATTCAGTGAATTATAAGATACCGACTTCGGAATATATCAAGCTAAGGAATTTCTTTGACCAGGTTAATACTGCAGAGATATTCCTTTGGACTCATCCGGAGACACGAGCGAAGGTAAGAGTTAGGTTCGCAGACCAACTCCATTTCTCCGCTAGTGATTATGGGATTTGGGCAGGCTCAGTTCAGTTACAGGAGGCGTAGATGTTAACGTTATCAACTGCATCAATCATCGAAAAGAATAAGATATCCTCCACTGGAGCATGGGTAATGGCTATTGAGTTACACCACCCGGAAGGGAATATCCTCCTCGTGAATAACACTGAGGACTTAACCTTAGCGGGCAAGAAGTACACTGCCTTCCCATTCAAGCTAGAGGATATTAACGAGGACACTAAGCAGATGCCTAACGTTAAACTCTCTGTAGCGAATGTAACCGGTACTATCCAACGGTTAGTAGAAAAGAATAAAGGCCTCACAGATTGTGAGGTCAATATTCGAATATTTAATACTAACTTGCCGGACATTATTGAATTAGAAGAAACGTTCATCATTAATGCATCCCAATCTAAAGCAGACTGGGTAGTGTTCACATTAGGTACAGACTTCTCATTTTCTCGTAGGTTCCCACCTGTTCGAGTAATGAAAGATTACTGTCCTTTCAAATTTAAGTCTGTAGAGTGCGGATACAAAGGGTACGCACAATCATGTAATAAAACTCTAAAACGCTGTCGTGAGTTAAATAACAGCGTTAGATTTGGCGGTGAGCCAACAATACCACAAGGGGGCTTATATGCGTCTAACTCTAAATAACCTAGTAGGTACTCCGTGGAAGGAGTTGCCTTGTTGGGAGCTTGTGGTAGAGGTGTACAAGAGAGCCGGTGTTCAGCTCGAGCCATACGCAACGTATTGGCCAGATATGAACTCACCTTGGCACGAAGTCAAGGAACCGGAAGTAGGGGACATAATTGTCATGAACCTCTACAGTAATAACGCTGATCATATCGCAGTATATGTAGGCGAAGGTAAGATGATACACTCCACAGAATATGCAGGTGTGTGTATCGTACCAATGGACAGATTAAGAAAACGTATATTAGGAGTGTACAGGCACAAGGAGGCTCAAAATGATTAGATTAGTAATTGCTCGAAACCCATTCGACCTTACCACTAGACAAGAGACCCTTGTGCCTTTTGTTGAAGGTAAGAAACTTAACCAGTATTTTACTGAACCAGGGAACTGGGTGTACTCCATTAATGGTGAGTTAGTAGAGGATACCGCATCACCTACAGATGAATCCTATGTAGTGGTATTACCTAAACTTGAAAAGCAAGCATTCGCTATCTTGTTATCTATTGGTTTATCTATTGCAACTGCCGGCATTGCCTCCGGTGCGATATTCGGTATTACAAGCGTATTAGGTCGTACGCTCGCAGCAATGGCTATCGGTATGATTGGTAACGCGATTATATCTAAAATAGCTGCACCTAAGACAGATAACTCTAATACAGAGCAGTCCGCTACTTATGGGTGGCAAGGGGCACAGACGATTATTGGCCAAGGTCATCCTTTAGCCATTACTTACGGAAAGTGTAAAAGTGCCGGTATGCTTATATCTCGCCACGTAACAAGTGACGGTGAAAAACAATATCTTAACTTATTATACTGCGCCGGAGAGGGCCCTATTTCCGCTATAACGGACGTTAAATTAAATGGTAACCCCATCGGTAACTATAAGGAAGTTCAACTCGATGTAAGACTTGGCACAAATGACCAAGAGATTATCTCTAACTTCAATGATAACTATGCTGACCAACCATTAACGTATGAGCTTACTAACGACTGGTCAATACATCAAACGCAAGGTAACTTATCTACTGCGCTAGAGGTTACTATATCACTCCCTAACGGTTTGTATTACTCAAATGATAAGGGCGGGTTAAGTGAAACGTCAGTCACTATTGAAGGCGGTTATCGTAAAGTTGGCTCTGCAGAGTGGATACCATTACCGATTAGTAACAATGGTGGCCAAAGTGCCATGCTTGAAAAGACAGATAATCGTTGGTTTAAACGGAACAGTCATTCAAGAACGTCTATCGATAATAGTCAATATACTGGTGTTATCAAGGATAGTTCAAATAAAGCTATCTATCGTGTGTTCCGGTTCGATGTAAAGGAACCAGGACAATATGAAGTCCGTATGCGATGTGCGCACAAGGACGGTAATTCTAACCGTCATGTGAACAAAGTGTATTGGTCTCAGTTAACTCAGATTGTCTATGACGATTTCATCCATCCAGGGAAGGTGCTTATCGGCATTAAAGCCTTAGCTACTGACCAATTAAATGGTAATGATCCAAACGTAACCTGGATACAAGAGCGTAAAACAGTATGGGTATTTAATACCTACACCGGGGCGTATGAGTCTAAACCGGCTAATAATCCGGCGTGGGCTTGCTACGATATCCTTCATCATTGCCGTAAGATTGGCGATGAGTATGTAGCCAAAGGTGCTCCTCGTGAACGCTTCGTATATGACGCATTTAAGGCGTGGGCTGATAAGTGCGATGAAAAGCATATTACATTTAACTACATTTACGATAATGCTAGCCAAGTATGGGACGCTCTTAAATACGCTGAGAATGTAGGTAGAGGTAAGGTAATACCTTTAGGTACTCGGTTTAGTTGTATTTATGATTATGCGGCTACACCAACTCAGTTATTTACTGTAGGCAATATTAAGATGGATTCTTTTATGGAAGAGTTCCAGGCTACCTCATCTAGGGCAAATGCTATCGAGGTATCATTCCTCAATAAAGCTAAAGACTATGAGCGTGACGTGCTCCCTGTATTCAGTGAAGAGTATGACGTAACTACATCCCTAGCTAGTCCGGCGCAAGTCGAACTCATGGGATGCGTTGATGTAGACCAAGCCTACAATTACGCTAAGCACTACCTAAGAGCAAATAAGTACGAGGTGCGTACTTGTACCTTCGAGGCTTTCACAGACGCCATAGCGTGTACGATAGGGGATGTAATCCTACTACAACACGATGTGACAGACTGGGGGCAAGGTGGTCGTATAGAGTCTGCCACAGGTAATAAAGTAATCCTTGATAGAGAGGTTACTTTTGAACAAGGTAAGACTTACAGGCTTATGGTGCGCAACGCTAAAACGGATGCATTAGAGTCTTACGACGTAACTGGCGTATCCGGTAAGACCTTAACGCTTGCTAGTAATGCAGTTATTCAGACAGACGATTTATACACCTATGGTGAGGCAACCAAGGAAGCTAAACCGTTTAGGGTATTGTCCATTAGCAAGTCCAACTCTGAAATGACACGTAAGATATCCTGTATTGAATACTACCCTGAGTTGTACGCCGGTGATGATGGATCAGTACCAATTATCGACTACACAACGAAGTCTGACGTAATTAAGGTTATTAACTTAGTTTTAATTGCTGACGTTAAGACATTAAAGGACGGTACTGTACTTTGCGATATCAATGGTACTTGGCAACTGCCAAGGGATAAAGTGGCCAAAAACATCATCGTGTATTACAAGCCTGTTACTGCTAAGGAGTGGCAACAGTTTAAAGTATTAGACGGTAGTGCTACTAGCGTGACCATTCCAAGCGTAGCAACTGACGTTAACTACGACGTTAAGATTGTATGCACAAATAATACTGGTGCTGCGTATGAGGGTGTGGAGCGTGCGGTGTATGTGAGTGGCAAGGAAATACCACCGGCTACACCTAAGGGCTTTAAGGTAACACAGGACGCAGTAAATAGTAGCGTACTTCACTTATCATGGGAACCTAATACAGAGGCTGACCTACATGGGTACACGCTATATGACGGCAATGGTGTAGTCCTTATTAAGCATATAGGAGGTACATCCTACTCGTACTTCATTCCTAATACTGGTAATTACCAATTCAAGCTATCTGCTATTGATACATCTGGTAATGAAAGTGGTAAGGCCGAGGCTCGTATCACTGCAAGCGTATCTGCTGAAAGCGTGGCTACACCTAAAGCACCGGCACGAGGTGAAATAAAAATCGGTAAAACGATCACTGCTGCATGGGACCCAGTAGAGAATACCTACATCGATTACTACGAAGTTCGACTTGATAGTAATGTTGGCCAGTCCAATAACCTATTGGCCAAGACTACAGACATTCGCTCTGAAATTAAGTTATCGGCTCGTAGAGGTGCGGTATTCGTTTATGCTCACAATCCTGTTAAAGGTTATGGTCCGGCTCTTAGACTTGACTATAACGCAGCAGTGCCTAAAGCTCCGACGAATGTTAAAGTAAAAGGTAATATTACAGGCGTAAGCGTAGTCTTTGATAGCATACCGGATACTTGTATAGGCGCTAATATTTACATCGGAACAGAAAAGTATTTCGTTACTACAAATGTAAATATGATACCTCATGACCCAGGTGTATTTGATGTAAAAGTTGCCTATGTAGATGTATTTGGTGAGGGTACATACTCCAATATTATTGGTAGCTCTGTACCGGCTAGTATCGACCCTTCGTTAATTAATGCAGAAGCGTTAGGTTTGGCCGATATCGATAGACGTATTAATGAACTAGATAAGTCTAGTAATCAGTACGCCAAGGCGGTACAAGCTATGAGCCATGCACCACAACTTATGCGTGATCCAATCTTTAAATCTGAGTTAGAACTTAGCTTATATTTAAAAGACGGCCAACAAGTAACGCAGAGGTTCGGTAGAGCTAATGCTCAATATGACGATGTAGTGACAGGTGGTCGTATGGTAGGGCTTATACCTGGCGATACTAAATACTCTAGCATTGGCTATGGTGGGTTCAAGATTAAGCCTAAACAACAATCCTTATTCGGCGAACTCAATAATACCTACATTGTTCGTATGATAGCTAAAGTTAAGCCGTCTATGACTATTCACCTTAACCATAATGATATTGGTAAAGGTGGTACGAGTGGGTGGATAACTGATAACAAGGGTACCGACAAGCCGGAAGAATATATCTTCTATTGGAAGTATGGTAAGGAATGGCTAGGTACTGATAAGTACAATCGTGAATGTGGTTACGTATACTTTAAGGATAAAGCCGAGAGAAGTACAAATCCTAACTTCATAGCATGGATTTATAAAATTGAAGTATTCGCAGTCGATGAATACGATAACAGCCTAGATGATGTTAGGAGCTCAATCACTCAACTAGCCGGTAGTATTGACTCTAAGGTAACCAACGCTACAAGTGGTATGGCTACACGCATTACTCAGCTAGATAATGCAATTAAATCACAGGTTATTACCGGTGATAAGGTCATGAGTGCCATTACTCAATACACAGGCGGGACTAGGATTGACGGTCGGTTATTACACGTAACCGGTGACGCTCTGTTTGACAATAACATCATTACCAATAAGATGTTAGCTGCTAAGGCAGTGTCTGCAGATAAGTTAAATGTTACTTCTTTAAGCGCTATCTCGGCTAACCTGGGCGAAGTAACAGGCGGTAAGATTATCGGCGGTACGATCCAAAATAAAACTGGCACATTCAAAGTTGACGCCAACGGTAATATCGTAGGTGCTAACATTACTGGCTCACGGATTGACGCTCAATCCATTATGCAAGCCGGGTTTAAAATCAGAAACATTGATGTACAAATCTACAAAGTACGTCATGGTGACTGGTGCCCACTCCCAGAAGAGTTTAGCGAAAAACAATGTGTGTTTATTCCTGTTGGTTATAAAATGACAGAAAATTATAGTGAGGTAACAGGCGGTACTAATAATGGTAGAAAACAATGGGATGACGCTAATGGGCGAAAGATTGATTATTGCACAATGTATTTCCAGTCTAATATATCGAGCGGATATCACGATACTAAGCCAACCATTGGATTAAATGGTCGTCAGGCTGTTTGCCAGTCGATATGGTATAGTTATTTCAGCAATCGAGATGATAACGGCTATCATAAACATATCTCCTTTGGGGAACTATACGTTCTCGTCATTGGTAAAAAGTAGTGTTACAAACCATAGATTAGACGATAAAAAGGAGGACATATGGTCGAACAAGATTTAACACTCCACGCAGGACAAGACTTTTCTATCAGTTATGTTGTACCGCCAGATAGCGATATGACGTTAAGTCAATACAAAGGCGCTTGTAAAATTCGCAAGCGCCCGTATGACAATATGATATTAGAGTTACATTCTGTGGTAGAGTCAAAACAGGTAAGGTTTTTTATTTCTGGCCAAGAGTCAGCGGAGAAGAAAATAAAGGGTGGCGATTATATCTACGACGCATTCCTTTATAACGATGAACACTGGCTAAAGATTGGCCAAGGTACGATTACGATCGTGCCAGATATTTCTATGCATGAGTAAGGGGAGGTAACTTATCATGGCTGAAACAAACAATACTTTAACAATCAAATTTGACAAAGAAACAACATTACCATTGTTGGAAGGTTTGGGTAAATCTGCTTATGCTATCGCAGTGGCTCACGGCTTCAAAGGTGATGAGCAAGCATGGTTAGATAGCTTACGTGGTCCTAAAGGTGATAAAGGTAGCGCGGAAGAGACGGCTCAAATATTAAAGAAAGATGGCGAATTTCTCAAAAGCGTAAAAGGTCCTAAAGGTGATGCGGGTAGTGCTGAACGAGCAGCAGAACTATTGAAAGATAAAAACGTGTACTTGCCTGATGCTAGTGTGGATGCAGTATTGGCTAAGCTAGTAGAGATTTTAGGCGATACTATCCACGTGGAATTCAAACAACTCGAATACTTCCAACCTGTAGCTGGTCAAGAATTCTTAGACCTTAAAGGTGAACCGCACTTCAAGGTTTCTGTAAATGGCGGTGAAAAACGTGTATTTGAAAGTGACAATATGCGAGTTCCTATCAAAGCGTTTGGCGAAGATGATATCAAAGTATCCTACTTTGACCTTGCAGACCGTGAAGTAGGCGTTATCTCTATCAAAGGTCTTGAGACTACTGTGGCGGATGATACTTACACAGACGCAACAGGCGCAAAATTCACTAAGTATGGTAAGAAATTAGTGTTACGTTTAGCTGACTATGGCGACAGAATCTCTTTCAACTGGCTTGGCAAATGGACTAAAGGCGATATCGATGTATTGGAAATCATTTCTGATACGGAAAAACAAATGGTTGATACCGATAGTAACACCAATAAATATGACGGTTTAACATTTATTGTTAAACAGCCACAAAACATTACATTTAGAACCGCAGTAAATCAAGGCACTGTATCAATTACAACAAACACACGCAGTTTTAAAGTTGTCTTAAACGATACATTAACTTGGATCGGTGGCACATACGAAAACGACCATTTATAATCCATACTTAGTCCATACTTAGTCCTTAGTTATCACAGAGTAAGGGGGTGCATATCTCATCTGGGCTTTGCAGTTTGAGCTGAACGATTTGCTTACGACGTTAACTATCGTAGGCATCGTAGCAGGTGCAGGATATCGGCTTCTGATAGTACCTCTATTAGACCGTTTGGAAGCACAACGAATACAGG